GCTGAAGGAAATTAACGACAATCCAAAGGCAATTGATAACTATAAGAGTGAATTCTTACTCAAGGTAATTTTTGCTCATGCATTTTTACCTACACATAAGTTTATTCTACCAGAGGGTGAGCCACCATTTAAACCTGCTGATCAACCAATGGGTATGACTGATACAAATCTGTTTGTTGAAGCAAAGAAAATGTATGTGTTCATGCGTGAGGATCTTAAACCTATCAAACGAGAGTCTTTGTTTGTAGGATTGCTAGAGGGTATTCATCCCGAAGAAGCAAAGATTTTAATCGCAGTTAAGGATCAGAAGTTGCAAAAACTCTATCCTAAGATTACATGGAAACTTGTTTCTGATGCTGGTATCATTCCAGCACCTGCAAAGAAAGAAAAAGTTGCTGTGCAAGAAGTAGAGTAGTATAATTAACCTTATTATGAATGGAGTGAACTATGCCAAATTGGTGTTACAATACAGCTACGCTAACTGCTAGCAAAGAACAGATTGATGCTCTTGAGCAAGAGTTGCAAAAAGAAGAGAGCAATCCATTTCAACATTTACGTCCTCGTCCAGCAGACCAAGAAGAGAATTGGTATGATTGGAACATTAACAACTGGGGCTGTAAGTGGGATATAACTCCGCATGATTGGCAACGAGAAGACGACACCACAATTGTGATGCACTTTGACTCTCCGTGGTCTCCACCAATCACTTTGTATGAATTTATGCAAGATAATGGTTGGACTGTAAATGCATTATATCACGAGGGTGGTATGGGATATATTGGTTCATATGTAGATGGATATGACGATTATCATGATTATGATATGACAGATCGTGATTCAATTGAAGATCTCCCAGAAGAGTTGATTGACTTTGGTGGTCTAATGGAAGAGCATGATCGTTGGGTAGAAGATGCTGAGATGGAAGCAGAAGCAGAAGCATATGAAGCAACAGTAACCGACTGGAATTCTGTAGATGTTAATCCAGAGCATATTGGATTTTATGAAACCAAACTAGAAAACAATTGGCCATTTTATAAATTTGCAAAATGGGATGGAAAGAAATGGACAATCGATGGTAAGAAACCAAAAGAACCATTTGCATTCTGGAGAGGTCTAAAAGAACCATGGGATCCTACTACAGAATGAGATTTCTTATTGCACTGCTGCTGATTTCTGGCAGTGCATTTGCTTCAGATGTAGAATTTGGTACAGGCGAACATAACGACTGTAACATAGCCAAAGCATATGCAGTTAATAATGCATTGGAACGATATGCAGGAAAAGAATTTGAGGTAATCAAGAGACATACATGTAGAGAAACTAACTCGACTGGTGTTTCGTGTGATTTTATAAAAAGAACAGAGATAGAAACTGCTGGTGTTCTTAAGAAAGTTGTAAGTCAGAGAGTAAAGAACAATCGGCATACATGTGTTGTTGAAGTAAAGATTGAAGTTGAGAAAGCAAGACCACTTGCTGGTGATATTGTAAACGCAAAAGAAATTGCTGTAGATGGTACTCGTTACAACTTTGACATCGTTACAAAAGAACCATTGTATGTTTATCTTTTCAATGCATACGATAATAAAATTAAGTTAATGTATCCCTATGAAAACAGATCCAATCTATTGCATGGGAAACTAGCATTACCAGATGGAATATGGTGGCAAGCAGATTTACCAAAGGGTATTAATGAGAGCAATGAAACACTCATGGCTGTCTTCTCAAAAGAGAAAATATCTTTCGGTAATAATATGGACAAAGACGAGATCTATAGACAGATAGCATCAATGCCCATGTATTCAAGAAGAGTAGTGTATCAAAATTTTGTTATTAAACGGAGAAAGTGAAATGAGAGTTAAAATGATTATGACCTATATCCTTGCATGTAGTCTAGGATTGATAACTTTAGGATGTTCAACATTCAGCAAAGATCCTAATAAAACTGTTGAGATTCCAGCAAACAAATTGGATAATATACCACAGTGGTATCTTGTAAAAGATCCAGACGACACTAAGTTTATTGTAGTCACTGCAACAGACATATCAAAAGATATGCAATTTGCTATTGATAAAGCAACACTAAACGCTAAGATTCAACTTGCAGCAAGATTAAAATCAGATATTGATTCTGTTACTCGTGAAACAACCACTGAGAATGGTAGTGGTGGAGCATCAGTTGAACGAGAAATTGATCGTGTGTCAAAGGTTCGTGTCAAACAGGCATTGGGTTTCTTTAAACGAGAAAACATTGCAGTGTTTAAAGAGGGTGACTCATATCGTGCCTATGTGCAATTTAAGATTTCTACAGAGGATGCTCGTCGTATGACTCAACCAGTGGGTAATGCTAAAAGCAGAGAAGATAAGTTCAAAGAGTTGGAAGATGAACAACCAGCTGCACGATCAATTTCAGTAGCACCACTTGATGTTGATAATGAAGAATACAAACAACGAAGAGAAGCTGCACTAAAGAAACCTGGAGCAGTCATTAATCAATATACATTGCGATGAAACAAAAATGGATTGATGCATTCATGGACACTGCGGAGAGATTCGCCCAGTTGTCCAGTGCAAAACGATTGCATGTTGGTGCGGTTGTCGTTAAAGACAATCGTATCATCTCAATTGGATATAATGGTATGCCATCTGGATGGACAAACGAATGCGAAAATGTAGTTCAACATTCAGATGACACTGTGAGTTTAGTAACGAAAGACGAGGTTATACATGCTGAAGCAAATGCAATTATCAAACTGGCACGTGATGGTGAATCAGGCAATGGCTCCAGTTTATTCTGCACTCATGCTCCTTGCATTCATTGTGCTAAGTTGATTCACGGAGCAGGAATAGATAAAGTTTACTATCGCCACTCTTACAGAGACGAGGATGGTTTATCTTTTTTGCAAAAATGTAAAATAAATGTTGAAAAAGTTGACTTAAATTCAATAATGAACTAAGATAGTGACTAAATAGATTACTGTCTGGAAGAAACCCTACAAGATGTAAGGTTATTCCAGATAGTGCTTGACAAATAATCAAAGGTGTAGTATAATTCAATCATGAAATCGAAAATGATATCCAAACAAATGCAAAGACATCTCCCGCTATTAAGTGGCTGGACATGCTCACGCACATCATTTGGATATAATGCGATTGAGGATGCCGAGGGTTTGGATAAGAAGTAACTGACACCAGTCTACTTACCCAAACCCTCTGAGATGAAAGTCCAGAGGGTTTTTTGTTTTATAGCCATCGTGCTTTAAACATTGTTCTTTTACAATTCAGGATTCTGTTGGGGGTTGGTGTAGTGGTAGCACACTTGACTTTGACTCAAGTAGTACAAGTTCGATTCTTGTATCCCCTGCCAAACAAATGCACATTTGTGAAAGTGTGTATCTATTTGGGAGTATAACTTAATGGTAAAGTAGCTGGCTTTTAACCAGCAAATCAGAGTTCAATTCTCTGTGCTCCTACCAGTGTTCTTTGGTGTGACTATAACTTAATGGTAAAGTCGTGGATTGTGATTCCGCTTATCTGGGTTCAATTCCCAGTAGTCACCCCAAAGAATATTATGCCAAGATAGCTCATCAGGTAGAGCACCAGTTTGAAGCACTGGGTGTGGTTGGTTCGAGTCCAACTCTTGGTACCAAATTATTCCCGATTAGCTCAGCGGTAGAGCACTCGCTTGATAAGCGATAGGTCAGTGATTCGAATTCACTATTGGGAACCAAAGTTATGGAAGATGATGCAGCGGTGTTGGTACTGCGACCAGCCTTGAAAACTGGGTTCTGAGAAATCGGATGGGGTTCGACTCCTCCGTCTTCCGCCATATTATATGCCTCGTTAGCTCAGTGGTAGAGCAGTGCTTTTACACAGCGAAGGTCGGCAGTTCGAAACTGTCACGAGGTACCAATACCCGATTGGTGAAATGAATATCACACAGTGCTACGAACGCTGGGTTGGGAGTTTGATTCTCTCATTGGGTGCCAGAGATAAGGAAGATGGGCAGGACGGTAATGCAGCAGTTTGCTAAACTGTAGATTCACGGAAGTGGGTCATAGGGTTCGATTCCCTAATCTTCCACCAGTATTGGGCAGGTAGCTTAATGGTAAAGCAGTCGACTCATAATCGATTGAGTGAGAGTTCAATTCTCTTTCTGCCCACCAAGTTTTGTAGTCTGTGTCTGGTACATGGGTAAACGGAGTTGCGGAACCACAGCGTGGCGTTAAATATCGAAGCGCAAACTAATAGAGTTATGTCTCTACCTGCTACAAATTCATTATGCCCCTGTGGACAAATTGGGAAAGTCGTCTCTCTCAAAAGGAGAAATTGTTCTGAGTTCGAATCTCAGCAGGGGTACCAGAGTTTTGCGGATATGATGGAATTGGTATACATATCAGACTTAAAATCTGAGTTCTCCGAGTTCGAGTCTCGGTATCCGCACCATACGGCATTCGTTCAATGGATAGGACAGCACTCTTCTAAAGTGCGAATGTGGGTTCGATTCCT